CAACTTTCGCTTCTTCAGCGAGCAGGTCTGCGAGTTTCTCTTCTGCTTTGATCTTGTCAAGTAACGCACGAAGAACCCACGCAGGAATGTACAGAGTCATGTTGTCGTTCTCTTCGTCAGTAACGCCTCGTCTGAATCGTTCGAGAACTTCATAGTGATTCGCAAGTTCTTCTTCTGCGATCTCTCTTGCTTCAGCAACGATCTTTGTCATGTCACGCATTGTCTTCTGCTTTCAAGTCTTGTGATCGTCGTGCTTCAGCGACAGCATCGTCGAGCAAGCCCCAACCAAGAATGTTGAGATTACGACTGAGACGCTTCCACGACATTGATGAACTAACCAACTCGAATACTTCGTCTGTGTCTTCGTCGCTGTGCATATGATCATCGTCGTCTTGTTGAGTGAGCCATTCGCACGCAACTTCTGATCGAGTGAAGATCACGCCTTGCCACTTGAATCGTTCACGCATCACTGCGAGCATCATTGTCGCTTCAAGTTCTGTGACAGTCTGTGCGACTTCAATCAGTGACTCTCGTCGTTCTCTGTATTCGTTCACTGTGTTTCTCCTGTTGTGTTTGTGAGTGCTGTGAGTGCGATGAAAGCAACGTCGAAGAATCGTTGAGCACTGAGTAGATCGCTCGTGTTCGGTGCAGGGTCGTTCGGGTCGTAACTGCTCTCGAACGAAGTCTTCGTGTGACCGATTGATTGATATCGGAAGTATGTCTCTTCGTCGAGTGCGTACTGTTCTGACTCGTGATCAGTGTGTCGTTCATTCCATTCTTGTCGTGCTTGTAGTCGTGCGCCTAAGTCGTTGACGTACGCTTTGATTCGTTCTGTGCTTGCGTTGATGTCACTCATTGTCTGTCTTCTTATCTCCGAATACTGCGTCGACATCTTCTTTGACTGCTTCGTACGGGCCTTTGAGTCGAACGACAGTTGCACAAAGATCGACACCTTCGTCGAGATATGCGAACTCCCATTCTTCGAACGGCACTCCGTCGTGCGTGTCGCAGACGGGCAGTGAGCAGAATCCTGCTTCGATGCCTTTGTTGAGCCAGCGTGCGAACTTGTCGTGATTCTTGTCAGTCATTGCTTGTCTCCTGTTTTGTGGGTCTTCCCCGTTGTTTGGTACTTGGTCTGCGTAGTTCGCCTCGTCTGAAGACGTATCCGTCTGCGTACAGTCTCTCTCGATAAGCCGCTTGACGCTGACGCTGTTTCTCTTTGCAGAGATCGCATCGACAACGATCACGAGAGTTGTATCTTGCTGTCGTGCCGTGTGGCGGTAATGGCTTCAGTCGGTTCACCACTGTTTCTCCTCGCATACTTGACACCATGATCGCACAAGGGTGTGAGCAAGTTGTTCAGAGAACAGACCGTCGATCTCTGCGAGCGTCGTGATTCGTTCTTGACCCTTGACGACTCGTGACTTGATGATCTTGAATGAGTACAGATCGTTGTTGAGTGTCACGATCACTTGTGCGATTGCGTGATATGCGCCGATCTTGAATGTCAGACCGATCTTGTTGTCGATCTCCATGATCGCATAGTTGCGTATGCCTAACTCAAAGCGTGCAGGTCGCAGGTGAGCGATCGCTTGCTGTGCGTTGAAGTCTGTGTCAAGTGCTTCCATCAGAGAGCCTCTAACCGTGATACAGCGTCACTAGAGAGCAGGCTTGCTTGTGCTTCAAGTGATCGAGACAGAGTTTCGAGTGTCTGCCAATCTTCTGTTGCGATTGCTTCTTCAATCATTCTCAAGAATGAGCGTGAGTTCTTCACGCACAGTCGCATATCAGTCTTCGTCGTGGGTTTGTATGTCGTGCTCATTGCTTGTCTCCTGTTGTGTTGTCTTGTGATTCTGCACACTCTCCGCACCATTCACAGGGAACGGGAGCGAAGAAGTTTGCGAGTGCTTTGGTCGGGTGTGCGATTGCTGTTCCGTGTTCTTCACAGATCGAGTACCACTTGAGTGTGCCTTCACAGTCGTCGACGTTCAAGTCTTGTGCTGACATGACTGACACGAGTGTCTTCGTCTGACGTGCTCGTCGAGTTGTCGAAGTGCTCACGAGTTGCCACCGATGCGCTTTGCTCGTGCTTCCATCTTCATCTCGATCATTCGGATATCTCTGAGTGCGATTCGCAGGTCTTCTTTGTATGACTCTCGCTCGTCTTTGGGCAGTCTTTCTTCGAGCACTTCGTTGATGTACTCGACTTCACGATTCATGTCGTGAAGTCTGCCCTCGTCGAGAGCCTGACACTTGATCATCATTGCTAGAAGATCAGCGGGAATCGTTGTTGAAGTGCTCATGAGTTCTCTCCTGCGGTGTTGTGCTTTGCGACTTTTGCGATATGACTCTTGTGGTTGTTGCTCTTTGTTTCGATGACGTGACCGCATGAGCAGTACGTGCGCCATGCGACTGTCTTTGTCTTCTTCATCGTCTTGAAGTTCATGTCGAGCACTCGATCTGATGAGTGCTTCACTGTTGCGTCGTGAATCATTGCGCTCATCACTTCGCAACCTCTACAGACCATTCCAAGATGATGTCGTTCATGAAGCAGTGACGACTCTTGGGTGTCAATTCAATAATCCAGTCGCCAATCTTGGTGAACTCGATTACAGTGCCTTCGCTGATGTTGGTCTTCTCGCTATCTCGGTACGGCTTTGTGATTAAGATAACTCGATCTCCGACTTGCGGGGTGGTGTTTGTGTTGTTCATGTCTCCCATCGTATAAGCAGAGTTGTACAAGCGTCAACGTTATCTGCAAGATTCTCAAAAGAATGTCGGTGATCAGCGGTTATGCGCTCAAAATACTTGACAGCACACTGAGTCGACGCAGGTTTTGAGATTCTGTGTTCACGACGAATCATGCGATCTGTCAGAGAGCCGAGCAGGTGACGCAACCTCAGCAGACTGAGAGCGATCTGTGAGCAGTCGTCACAGAGTCTTGCGTTCAATCTTTCGCATCTTCGGTGCAGTCTTCGTGAGATCGTCGTAGTCGTCTCGACGTATCAGACCAAGGTTCTTGAACGATCTGTAGTCGACGTGATGATGCCAGCGTTGAAACTTCCAGACGACAGTTGCGACATCGGGGTGCATACGTGCAAGCATCTTCGACTTCGGCAGAGTTCCCTCTGATGCGTAGAACGCTTCAGTGTTCCCACCTTTGAGTGTCGACGTGCGAACTTTGTCTTGCAGGAACGCATTGAATTGCACCGTACACCAACCTGCTTTCAACATTGTGAGCGACAAGTCTGTGTCTTCGTTGTATCGACCACGCCAACGAAACGGAAGATCATTGCGAATCAGATTGCATGAGTAGATACGAGTGTTCGTGATGAACGGTGGCAACTTCTGCCTTGCTTTTGCGAACATCGAATAGTTCGGCCCTGCCATACCAATGTTTGTGTATCGAAGAACGAACTCTTCCATCATGTTGAACATCATTCCATCACCGACGACGATCTTCTTGTTGTCGTGCAGTCGAGTGAACGACTGAATGTTGTCGTCCATGACCCAATGCCATTCGTAACCTTGATCGATTGAGTGTTCCCAAATGAAGTTGCGTGCTGGCCCCGGACCTTTTGACTTGCCGACGAGCAGTTCAAGTTCTTCAGGTGATTCGCAAGTGTCGTACTCGTCTTGATACTTCTTGTCGAGTATCAACAACTTGTGCTTTGGGAACTCGCTTGCGTACGCCTTGTATTGTTGCTCTTCGATCACAAGAAGATACGGCACGTTCATACGATCGAGTGCTCGTGGTGTCAACGCTGTGTCAGCACGACTCTTCGACGGTATATACAACGGGAATCGTGGCAGTGCTTTACTGATCGTCTGCGACATATTGTTCCTGTCGACTTGTTGTCTTGTTCGGGTTCTCTTGTGGATACCACATCGAACGCTTCTTCGGTCGCTTGATCGTCTCGAAGAACAAGTCAGCATCTGCTTCAGTTGCGAAGTGAACGATCGCCTTGAACGCTGACTCTGTGTCGTCTTGCTTGAAGTCGGGCATAGCGTTCCACTCTGCTTGAGCGTCTGTCAAGCCTTGTGACTGTGCGTCGACGATGCGAGCGAGAAGATCGAAAGTATCCTTATCAAAACCTGAACCCTCTAGGCCGGTCTCGTGTTCTGTGAGTCGTAACAGTTCGACAAGTAGTTCGTCGTCGTATGACGCAAGATCGTTCGAGCGGTTGTCGACAAGCAACATTCGTCGTGCTTCAGCATCGTCGATGTCAACCCAAAGTACAGGCAGTTCTTTGAGACCAAGAGCGACTGCCGCCTGATAGCGATGATTGCCGACGATGATATGCCGTGTCGACTTCTGTGCGACGATCGCACCGTAGAACCCGTTGACTCTGATTGATTCAATCAGTCGATCAAGATTGCCTCGTCGAGCGTTGTCAGGGTGCAGTTCAAGTGCTGATACTTTGACGAGTTCGTAGTTGCTAGGTAGCAGATTCATTCTGCACCATCTTTGCGATGAATCTCATTCCAAATAGTTTGGTTTGTGATACCGAGAGCGTTAGCGATGACACGTTGTGACACGTTGTCGTTGCGCCATATTGCTCTGATCAGTGCTCGTCGTTCGTTGTTGAGATTGATGATCTCTTGTTCGAGTTCACGCATCTTCAACGTGATGTCACGTGCTTCAGATAGTCGGGTTGTTGTTTGTTCCATGTTCATACTCCTGTGGCTCTAACGTTCGCACAGATCGTGCGTAACGCATCTAGACGTGATCGTGATGCGATCAGGCTTTGTTGTGTTGCTTTCTCTCTACCTTCAAGAATCTTCCAGAGTTTGTAATCTTCGCTTGCTCTGAGATGAGCGTGCGCTTCTTTTGTTGCTACTGGTGTCTTCTCTGTTTGTTCGATCATTGCTCTTGCGTGTTTGTACTTGTACGACGATTCTGCTTCTGCTCGATCGTTCGATACTTCTGTGAGAATCTCGATGTCTTCTTCCATTCGTCGACAGACTCTGAGCATCTCGTTCTCAAGGTCGACGTGAGTCAGTGTCGCTGTACTCATGACAACTCTGTGATCATGAGACGCATACCGTCTCTGCCAACGATGTCAACTGTGAAGAAGATGATCGAGTCAAGATGTTCAGGGTCGTCGTCAAGTATTACGCCTGCGTCAACGATGCCATCGATCGCCGCTTTGACTGTCGGATAGCACGCACCCACGTCAGGTCTCCATCTCTTGTTCACTGCTAACGGTGTGACCGCTATCGAGACACGATTGAGTCGAGGTATCT